GGCCGCAGCCGCATATACTGCTCCTACAGGCGCAACTTCCGTTGTCGGCACTAACGGCGCAACCTTCTACCTCACAGGCGTCCAGCTAGAAGTCGGCTCTGTGGCAACGCCATTGTCTTTCAGCCATGTTCCAGATGTATCGCCTGAAATCGTGACTGATTTTTGCTCCCATGTGTTTGCAGCAGAAATGCTGTAACTAAATGGATAGCTTCTATTGATTGCGCTGTTTGTAAGTGATCCGCCAAATGTTCCTGTTAAAGAACTACGAACCCAAAATGACAGAGTTACGGTTGACGCTCCTGCTGCGCCAAATCCAAAATCAGCGACATTAAACCCTTCAATGTTTTGCAGAAGTGCAAAAAAGTCACCAGAGGCAACGGAATATGAAGATAGAGAAGTCACGCCTAGATAATTTGTGTATCCAGATGGAGGCGTTACTGATCCAGCGTTTTGCCCCACGCTAAACTTTGATGCTTGCGTAAGATTAGTTGTCCAACGATCAACAGTATATGTTGAGCTTGTAGGCGTGACACTCGCACCCGCATTGCGCTGGTCGATCGCCATCGCCCCATTGATGATGCGGTTACGCATACCAAGGCTCGACGCCGTGCCAACGGACGTTCCATCGTTGAACGTCAGGCCGCTCGTACCGTTGATTGAGACTGCCATCGGTTAGCCCTCGTACATCACGTTGATAGTGCCAGCGTCGAATGTATCTGTCCCGTTCACGGTCGTAATACGAATGCGGTCGAGTGCATTTGTCAGCGACTTTGAACCTGAAGTAGTAAAGGTCAGTGGAAGCGCCGTCGATAAAACACCACTTGCAACCCAAGTATTTGCGGAAATTAAGGTAAGAACTAGCAACCCATTGACGGCATAAGCAGCAGACGTGGAGCGGATACCAAATCCAGCGGTATAAGCAGTGATAGAAACACCAGTCGCATCCATGCCTGTGCCAACGGAGGAATACCCTGTCGTTGTGACTGCACCATCACCAATTTGAACAAGGTAATTTGATGTTCCATTCGTGCTGACGCCACTAAGAATTAGTGTCAATCGCTTTGCCCAGCTTGGGATGCCGGTGAAGTCAACCGAAGACCCGCTTGCTGTTTGAGCGGTCATCAGCGTCAGCTTCTGCGACAGCATCGTCGGTGAAACAGTGCCGCTGTCAGCAGTAGAGATCAGGTTGCCAGTGTTATCCGGCAGCGTGAGTGTGCGGTTGGACGCAGTGCTTGGTTCTTGCAGCGTGATAGAGCCGCCGCCAGCAGAATTTAGAACGATAGACATCAGACGACCACCCATCTAGAGCCAGTAGGAACAGTCACCACGACACCTGAGTTCACAGTGATCGGGCCTGCGGACATAGCATTCGTGTTCGACGAGATCGTGTAGCTCGTCGTAACCGTGTTGCCGTTCTCGTAGAAGATACTGTCACCGCCAGCGCCAGACGCACCGCCGAGCGAACCCCACGCCGTGCCGTTGTAGCCCTCGAAACGGTTCACACTAGAGTTGAAGCGGAACATACCAGAGGAGGGACTACCAGACCGCTGCGCGGTTGTGCCTGTTGGAACCTTAATCTGACCAGTTCCAGACATCGTGAAATCAACAGACGATGTGAACGTACCAGATACTGAAAGCGTACCACCAACAGATAGCGTCTTGCTGGCACCAACATTGAGGCCAACAGACGTTCCAGTTCCGTCAGGCTTAAAAAGCGCGTCAACGGACGTTAGATCAGAATTGATCTTCGTTCCCCAAGTGTCACGCGATGCGCCAACCTCGGGGAGCGTCAAGTTCAGATACGGGGTATAACTGTCTGCCATGTTGGCCCCTTAGTTCAAGCGCTGCCAGTTGTCGGAACCGGACGGGAGAACCGTCCATGATTTAGCAATAATCGGCAGAGGCGTCCACTGTTGCGAGTTGATCGTCTCTTCATTCCAGATGTCACCGCCGTCAATCGGGATCGGCGTCCACTGTTCAGACGGAACGATCTCAGGCTCCCAAAGCTCTCGAGCATTGGCAGTGACAGTTGCCGTGATAGCGATCGACAAGTTGCCGAGGCAGACACGGATAACTGCCGCCGATCCAGTGCTTTCGATGACGACATGCTCTTCAGCCAAGAAGTCGCAAGTGCCGTCTGCCGCTGCCGCGCTGGTGACGCTGATAGCCTCTTCAGCCGGCCTGACGCGGACACCATCAGCAGACATGCTGCTGACGATCGTGACAGCCGCAGACGCAAGCGTTGCGATGTAGGCATTCGCTGTCGCGTTGCTCTGGACCGAAGCCGCCGCATCAGGCTGCAAGATGCGGGTTCCAGAGGCAGACATCGCAGACGATGCGACAATCGCCTCATCCGCAGATGCAATCCTCTGACCCGCAGCTGTTGCCGCTGAGACGATCTCAATATGGCATGTCGGCAGCTGTGTGTTCGCTGCCGCTGCGCCAGATGATGTCGTGACAGCGGCTTCAAACGTCACCAGCCTGACACGAGTGCCATCCGCTGAAGCGTTAGATTGAGCAGCCGAAGCGGCAGAGGCGGCAGCAATAATGCCTGCCGCCGCCGCCATGTTCGATGTAGATACGGCCTGCGCTGACCCTAAGAAAACCTTGGTCGCGCCTGCCGTCATGTCTGACGACGCAGCAATGACTGCGGCTGCTTCGACTACATAGCCAGAGCCATATAGTCCTTCGCCATAGTCTGCTACGCCGTAATCGGACATTTATCAGTCCAGAGTGATTGTCAGCGTGCCTGCGTTGAAACGCAGAACGTCGCCTGACTGGATCGTCTTAGATGCCGTCAGATCAGCGAACGCGATTAGGTTGCCGCTGGTTGAGGCATCAAAGATGCCGGCAGCGACGATCGTTCCCCATGTGCCAGTCGCTGTAGGGAACTCGATCGCCACGCTGTTCTCAGCGGTTGTCGGTGCCGTGCCGGAGACAGTGAACGTCGCAGACTGACGCGCGTAGGCATTGCCTGAAACTTCAGTGCCACCACCGCCTTCACCCGGCGCAACCGTGAACAGGCCAACATACCAAGAAGTCGGGCGAGTTGCGGATGCTGTCGTGAATAGCCAATCAAGAACGAGGTCTTCTGCGTAGTTACTAAGGCCAGCCATCAGTAGACCCTCCGTGTTCTGGCGACGAGCGGCGAACCGCTGTGGGTAGATTTCATGCTCTCTTCGTTTAGAGCCTCAATACGAGAGTTGTAAAGCGAGGCAAAAATAGGCATCCGCTGGTCGTCCATTAGGAACGGCTGCGCGTGCATAAGAGAGCCGTAAAGATAAACGTCTGGCGCTTTAGTCAGCAGCCAGTTCGTTGCAACTTCAGACGACAGCGGAGTGATCTTGCCGTAGTAGATCATCTCGATGTCTATGTCTGCGCCGGGAGCAGGGATCAGTTCGATCGCGCCATTCATCAGTGAATACGCAGCGACGTTCGTGAATATCTGCTGCTTGTTGATGTAGTCTGCCTCGTCGAGCGTCACGAAGCGCAGCGGCTGCGCGCCATCAATGATGTGTAAATTGATAGCCTCGAGCCAATCGGCAGGAAGCTGCACGAACTCGTTGCTGCTCTGCGCTTCAGCCCGAACGATCATCTCGCGCGTGCGGAGGCGAGTATTGAAGTCAGCCTCCGCAAGCTGAATGAAAGTCGGGATTTGCGCCGTCAGATCGGCACGGTTCAGATAATCTGCGATCGTGCTTTGCAGCGTCGTGTAGTTCGTGATCGTCGCCATCAGCTTGCCATCCAGTGCGTGCGATACGGCTGCGCCTCGTCAGACTTCAGCCAGCGGCGCATCGCCATCTTGTCGCCAATGATGTTGCGCTGAAGCAGATCAAGATAAACGTGCATCGGCAGGCTTGCGACCTTGACCATGTCGCCAACCTTATCCGTGCGTGAAACTTCGTTGCGCTCTGCCTTGGCCTGCTCGACGATGTCATCCACTTGGTAGATGTTCTCGATGTGCATCTTGCCGTCAGGCGTGATGTGCATCTTCGTCATTGAGCCAGTGAACTCGTCACCGCCAAGATTGAAAGTGCCGGGAGCGAACTCTTCCGCCATTACATCCTCTCCGTGAAAGAAGGGGCGGGTTTCCCCGCCCCTCTATTCATCAGGCCGTAATCAAGTTGGCAATGATCGCGTGAGCCTTTTCGTTCTTCACGCGGAGGCCATACTCGACGACCAGTTCCTTCTTCACCGCATCGCCCGTGGGAGCGATGTCGATGACGCGGAACGGACGGAGGTACGACACCGAGGCGTACTCGGGATCGAGGACGAATGCGAAGTTTTCAGGCTGAAAGCGATTTGGGACGATCGCCAATTCCCCGAAATCTCCGAGGTATACGTCTGCCGTCGCAATAATTTTCAACGGCTTCACCTGATTGTAGGTGACGCGCTGTTCAGCAAGACCAGCGAACGCCGAAGCGACGGTCTTGTTGTACGGGCCGACCATGAGGATCGACGGATTGCCGCCTTCCGACCAAGCCTGCTGCTGTGCAGTCTTGAGCATGGCTTCAGTGAACGCAACGTCCGTCGCTGTCGAGAGGCTCGTCCAAGCAGCGTTCGGATAACCGTTGCCGCCAGCGCCCGACATCGTCGGAGCCGTAGCAGAGTTCGCCTGAATGTTCGTCTGCAACCAAGCCGGCAAGCCGGCAGTGTTGCGTGCGGTCGAAGTGCCAGAACCGGCGTTAGCAGCTTGGTTGCGAAGGAGAACGAACTCCATATCGCGCTTCAGCTCTTTCGCCTTCTTGGCCTGCTGATAGGCCATGACGGTACGCATACCGGCAGTGTTGACGGCGTCTGAGGTGTTCGACACCGAGACAACCTTCGTGCTGATCTGCGTGTAGTTAGCAACGCGCAGAGTTGCATCGAAGTCGGCGTTACCGGCATCGGCACCTTCGATCGCAGCGTTCGCTGCGGCAGCAGCGAGTTCGTCGGTCTGCCACTCGAAGTAGGTGTTTGACGCAGTGTCGCGGCCCACGTTCGACATGAACGGAGTATCGACCGGCGAGATGTCATAGATGATGTTCGCAAGGTCTTCGCGGATCGCGTTGCTTGCGTCGTAGGTGGTTACTTTAGAAACGGAAGCCATCGGCTTACCTCCTGCTATCTAGAA